TTTCATTTGCTCTTGTTTTAATTTTTGTTGCTCGTTAAACGCATCTGTTTGCTGTTCTTGAGCACGAAGAGCGAGCTCTTGTTGTTTTAACGCCACCAACGGTTCTTGGTCTGGTTGCGGAGGATTCCTTTGTAAATAATCTAACATTAATTGAGATTGTATTTCTGCTACTTTAGAAGCAACTAAGTCTGGGTTTTGTTGTTCTTGTGGTTGTAATTGTTGAGCGGCTAATACTTGGGCTTTCAAACCAATATGCTCAAAAATATGTTTTTCTAAAGTAAGTAAAACTGCTGGTTGCATTTTAGCAACTTTTGATTGCATATCTGATAAATGCACTGCTATATGGGCATCGTGGTTTTGCGTAGGATATGCCTGTAATTTAGTTTGACCAGCCGCAGCAACTGATGCGTCTTGGTTTTCTTGGGCTGGGTCTCTAGGTGCAGGAACCATACGAGGTTTTAATATCTGATCAACATTCTTTACACCTAATGCTTCATAGACACGTCGGTAAGATTCATAAAGGTTGTGTAAATCTGGTGCTGCACTTGCAAGTTTTAACTGTTCTTGTGCTAAAACTACTCTTTGCGACATACTAAAAATATTTGGATCACTAACTGGTATAATATCAATGCGAGCATCAAAATCTGTTGTTTTTACTTGTGAATCAACTCCAACAGGGTAGGGATATGGGTTTGGATCTTGTCCAAATAACCGTGCTAATAATTTTAATTCATTTTTTAAACTAGCGTGTAACCGTTTATGTACCGCAGAAATTATTCTAGCTCCCCTTTCTAACAACGCAATAGTCGTACCGACTGGTGTTTCTTGGTTTCCATCACCTACACCTATATCTGTTGTCCCAATAAACCGTTGAGCTGACTGTACAACAAAACCCATCAGCTGAAACAGCGTACCAGACGGTTCTTTGTACGGTAAAGCCATCAAACTTGTGCGTAAATCACCTCCAGGAACATCAACATCTCTAAATTCTCCAGGTTGGAGCGGTTCAGAATCATCAGCGATGCGTAAACCTCTAGCTTTGAACCCAGCAGGCATATTTGACAATGTTCCAGCGTCAATTAATTGTCTTAAATTAGCAGTAGCAGTTCTAGAAAGGTTTCCAAGCAAATGGATCAGTCCAAAACCGTAAAAACCTAGTCCTGGAGTGAATTTATACTGCACAAAATGCGGTATTTTGTCTTTTTTTGCGTCATCAGGCATAAAATTACGTCTCACACTCAATACATCTTGAGTATCAGAACAAACTGTAACAATATAGGGAAGTTTTATGCCTGAGTTTTCGCCGTCTATCTTCTTATCGGGGTATTCTTCAAGGTCAAAGTAACAATGGCACTCAAATAAAGTGTATTCTTCTTCGTAAGAATTAGTAGATTTACCCTCTATTTGGTCATATTTTTCTTCTATACCACCAGTGTCTTCAGATAAACCGCCTTTTAACTCCATATCTTTATAAAAACCACTTACTTGTAACTTACGGAGTTCATTTTCGTTCATTTTTATAATATGGGAAACTCTTTCAGCCGACCGTATATCAGAGGCAGTGTACGGTACAACTACATCTTCTGCTGGTATGAACTTACTTACTGGTCGTTTCATCAAATCGTCAAAATAAACCTTTTTAAACGCACTGCCAGCAAGCCCTAGGAAAAATAACATCTGGTCAAATTCAGGTTCGTACTCTTCCATTTCATACATAATTTGATAATTCATATAATCTTCTACTCGTTGGGCTTGTTTTTCGATTTCTGCGGTAGGTTCGCCTACAATTTGAGCACGAACAGGTCCCGATGAAGGTAACATTTCTTTATATGCTCCTGCTTGAAACTGTGTAACTGCTTCATTTAATATTGGATGCACTACACCAGTAGCACCATCAAACGGTTCTGTTCTTTGTTCATAACGCAAGCCTAATAAATCTAATCCATTTGTGTAACTATCTTCCCAATCTTTGCGACTGTTTTTATCTTCTTCCACAGAAGTCATTACATAACGAGATATTTCAGAAAGCGTTGAATCAGAAAGTCCATCGACCAAGTTCCCATAAAAATCATCAGGTTCAACACCAACCTCAGATTCTTCTTCACCAAAAGTTACTTCTGCACCACCTTCTTCGTCTGCTTCTACTTCAACATCCATATTTAAAAAATCATCTTCCTGTCCCTGAAGGTTTTCTTCTTCAACAGAAAATTCACTCAACACATCATTAGAAATTAAACTCTTTTCTACATTTGATGGTTTTTTTATTTTTTCTATTTCTTCAGCCATCAGTAATAAATCCTTTCTCTGTTAATACCAATACGGTCTTCTTCGTAATCATCAGGGTGTGATATAAAGCCGCCTTCTCTAAATCTGCGTAACGCTTGTGTAACCGTATCAACATAATCATCGTGTTCTCCAGCAGGAAAAGCCGCACATTCTTCAATGACCTCTTCTCCCCATCGGGTATCTGGAATCCATACTAACCCACTTTCGACTATTGGTGCAACTGAATTCACACGAGCAAATTTATCATTTCCTCTACTTGGGCTATAATTCATAACTGGTATTCCCATATTACGCAGTTCTTGAGTCAATGGCATACCACTAGCTTTTGCCTCAACTAATACACATTCAGGATCCCAATATTTATATTCTTCTAATGCTACTCGTCGTAATTCAGGGAACTCCCATCGGTCTTTGCGAGCATCGCACAAAATTATATTCGGTGTTCCTGTTTCTTCTGGGTAAAAAACACCCCATGTTGTTATTGCACTATAGTCAGCATTATTGTTTTTATTAAACGCTGTATCATAACTTTGCATTACATATTCTAAGGGTGGCATTTCTTTCTTTTTCCATCGTCGCCACCAATCCCTTTTTAAAAGTGCTGACGCTTCACTTGTCGGGTTTTGTTGCCATTGGGCTTCCCACTTAGCTACAGATAAACTTCCTTTTACATTTAATAAATCTTTCTTATTCCAAAACTCTGGCCACATCGGTTCATCGGTTTCGGGCATCAAAGCTGGAAACTCTATTACTTCCCACTTATCCGCTAATATATCTCTAGCTTGTTGGCGTATCAACTTCCCTGTTAAATCGTTTTCTGCCCAGCGTGTCATTACAATTACTATGCTACCTCCAGGTTGCAAACGCTGTCGGGGTCCCGATGTATACCACTCATAAGCATTTTCTAACGCAGTTGGGCTTAACGCATCTTGCTCACTATGAGGGTCGTCCACTATTAATAAATCCGCACCACGCCCTGTAACCGCACCGCCCACTCCAGCAGCAAAATACTCTCCACCGTTTTCCGTTTCCCATCGTCCTGCTGCTTGGCTATCTAATCGCAAATTAACTTTATTAAAAACTTTTTTATATTCTTCTGAGTTCATCAAGTTTCTTGTTTTTCTACCAAATCTAAAAGCTAACTCAGCAGTGTGTGTAGTCTGCATAATTTTTAAAGTTGGTCTTTTACCTATTAACCACGCTGGAAGTAAAAAACTAGAAAATTCAGATTTCGTGTGTCGTGGTGGCATATTCACTATCAATCGTTTTAATTTTCCTTCTGCTAATAAATTAAACTTCTTCGCCATAATTTTATGGTGGCTACCTTCTATAAACTCTGGCCAAACTCTTTTAGTAAACTGCATAAAATCTAAGCGTGCTTTTTCAGCTTCAGTTAATTCTTTAGCCTTATTCATTAAATTAGCGTAATTTTTTAATTTTTCTTCGGGTATTATATCTAAATTATTTTTCATAATTCAAAACAATCTCCTCACCTTTTAAAATTTTTCTACTCGTATAAATATTAAAAATTAAATAATCGTCCCATTCTTCTTCTAAACATAAAACACTGTTATTGTTTTCTGCATGGTTTACAAATCCTCCAAGGGGTGTGCGTATATATCCAAAAATCATAGGTACTTTTATATGCGAAGATCCTAAGTCAAAGTTTTTTCTTATATCTTTTGTAGCAAAAATACCATGGCCATGTATATCACTTTTTCCTATTGTCAAATATTCAGGCAAAGGCTCGTAGTAAAACCTGTTCATTTGTAAATGAGTCACACTTTATTTTTTCTTTTTTAAATACAAATATAACTGGTCTACTAAATCACTTTTATGAAACCTTCTATCTAATTCTATACCATGCTTGCGACCCAAAGTTTCAAGTTCCTTTTTAGTCATCATCTGCAACGCAGTTCTTCGTACAGGTTTTTGAGGTTTTGGTCCAAACAACTTTTTCAAAAAACTAAACATAACACTCCTTTTATTCAGTTCATATTTTATTTATATATCGAAAATTTTTCAAGGGCAATGAACCTATTCTCAAAACAAACAATAAGGGGGTATGGCCTATGATATTTTTTTCATGTCCATAGAATCGTCCAAAACTTGCATTACGCTGACGCCTTATGTAATGCAAAGCTCTCAGGGGGGGTGCAAAAAAGCAAAATAAAACAAGCACATAAAAAAAGCCCCCAGTACCTATTTAAAGGTACTGGGGGCTAGGCTAGTGTAGTTAATTATTACTTAGTTTGGTTAGCTACTAGCTTTATAAAGCTAATACCCCATGCATTATTTGGGCTACCACCATTTAATAAAAATGTTGCACCCCATAAAGCATTACTTACCTTTTGCACTTTTAATGCGTTAAGTATTGCACCCAAATTATAGTTGCCGTTACCATTTAACGCAGGTGTATGGTTAGCAGTAACACCAAATAAAAAGCTATTTAGTATTAATGCCCTAGTACCACCAAATTGTTTATGGTGCTTACCTTTACCACCATTATAACCAAAGCTAAGTGGTGGCGTATTTTTTAGGTTAACATTGTTGCAAGGTACAACAATTATATTGTTGTAACTGCCACCACAATGCGTGTTTTTAAATTGGTTAATACTTGTATTAGTAAAACCAGTATACGCACTTGTTTGCTTTGTTGTGTGTTTACTAACTAAAGTAATATTATTAACTGTTACACTAGCCTTTTTTTGTGTATTAGTTTTTAACATTTTTTTACCTTGTTAAAGTTAGTATTAAAATATGGCTTATGCCATATTATAAATATATAGCATATTTATAATAATACAAGTAATTATTATAAAAAAAGTAAATTAATTATAATTTGTTGTTTTTGTACAACAGTTAATTATATAGCTTGTACAATATAAACAAACATAAACAATAAATAAAAATAAACATAAACATAATAAATATATTATAGTAACAATTTGTTATGACCATAATTTTTACTTCTGTTTTTTACGACTGCAGAACCAGAACCCGAACCCGATCGGCACCGATCAATAAAGATCTATTATGAGAACTAGATCAATAAAGATCTATTATGATCCCCCAGTCAAGAACCGAGAACCTCGGAACCTGAGAACCGAGGATCTTTGTTAAATAGGCGTGTGAGTAAGAGTAAAGTCTTTTTTTACTGCAACACAGACATTCAATAAATACCGTACTGCTAGATCATACAAACGCATATATGTTTTGCAAAAGAGAAGCCTGTCCTTATT